ACTAAGGCTCTGGTTGCACTTGGTAAAGCAGCATCGTTTCGGCGTATACTTACCGGATCGCCCGTTACGAAATCGCCGATGGATCTATACGCGCAATGTGGATTCATGGACAAAGCCTTGCTTGGATTCGAGTCGTTCTATTCATTCCAAGGGCGGTATGCCATCACACGCACACAGCGCATGGGTGGGCACAGCTTCCAGCAGATCGTCGGGTACAGGAATCTCGATGAACTTAGCACCAAGCTCGAGAAGTTTTCGTATCGAGTCACAAAGGATGAAGCTCTCGATCTGCCCGACAAGATCTACACAGTCCGGCACGTCAGCCTGACCGACGATCAGATCAAACATTATATGTCACTGAAGAATGCGGCTATTGCATTGCTCGATGACGGTGATCTGGTGTCGGCTCCGGCAGTGATGACACAGTTGCTCAGACTCCAGCAGGTATTGTGCGGACACCTGATGACAGATGACGGTGATCTGGTCGAGATTAAAACCAAACGTATCGATGCACTGCTCGAAACAATTGAGGAGATGTCCGGCAAGGTAATCATCTGGTCGAGGTTCCGGTATGACATACGCAACATCGAGGCCGCGCTGAAGAAAGCATACGGCTCAGACTCGACTGTAAACTACTATGGTGACACGTCGGATGAAGACAGACAGAAAGCCATCCAGGACTTTCAGTTTGGAGATGCAAGGTTCTTCGTTGCCAACCCACAGACGGCAGGATATGGCCTGACACTGACGGCGGCGACCAACGTAATTTACTACGCGAATGATTTTAATCTGGAGACACGAGTACAGTCAGAGGATCGATGCCATCGTATCGGTCAAAAGAATACAGTGACTTATGTTGACTTCGTATCGAAGGGCACGGTCGATGAGCATATCGTCAAGACTCTTCGAGCCAAGATCGATCTGTCAGCAAAGACACTGGGGGAAGAAGCAAGGCAATGGCTCGAGCTATCGCCTCGTAAAGAGTAATCCTAATTATTGTTTGACGATCAGATGATACATAGGATAAGTTGTGCAAAGTATCTTAATCAAGAGGAGAGTATTGTGGATACGAAGAAGTTCAAATCGGTGGCAGTGCCCACTGATACATACAAAACATTACAGGATCTTGCAGACAAGGAACACCGCAGTGTGCCTATGCAAATCACGCATATAGTCCAGAAGGAGGCTGACAAGGTCTTGAAGAAATCCGCTTGACCAAGCGGGGGGCAGGCTATACGGTCTGCATTGTACCCGAAGGGGTTAAACTTTAACGAAGGAGAAGGAAGATGAGCGATATATTCTCGCTGATTGATGAGGAGGTCGATGCCCAGAAGTTCGACAAGGTGAGCACAGAGAAAGGTAGTACGCTATCGACTCTGGTTCGTCAGTCTATGGAGATCGAGGACGACATTGCTGCAACAGAGCAGCGTCTGAAGGATCTCAAATACCGTAAAAGAAAAGTCAACGAAGAGGACATACCTGCTCTCATGAGCGAGATGGGTATGGACAGCATTGAAGTTGATGGCAACAAGGTGAAGCTGCGCCAGTTTGTTCACGCTAGAATTAGCGATGAGAAACGTGATGAGGCTTTTGCTTGGATACGTTCCATCGGCGAAGGTGACATTATCAAGAATGATGTGACTGTGTCCTTTAATGCAGGACAGGATAATGTGGCAGGAGCCGTCGTTGATGAACTCCGAAACAAGGGGCTTGACCCAGCCCAGAAGACACACGTCCACCCCATGAAGTTAAAAGCATGGGCAAAGGAGCGTATTGAGAAGGGTCAAGAGATCGATTTCGAGACGTTCGGAATTCATGTTGGAACAGAAGCCAAGATATCGAGGAGCTAAAATCATGCAGAATACTTTTATGGCCTATAAAATTAAACTTCCTCCGATGGTGCTCGATGTGAGTGCAGATACTAATGCGTCTAATTACAAAGAAAAGATCAGACTCAGAGTAATAGAACATCTGCAAAGCTTAAATGTCGAGGAAGGCGAGTTTTCGTTTGAGTATACAGGGCCTCACATGATGCCTATTGATCGGATATACCCAGATTTGGGAGAGGAGGAGTCCCATGAATAATGTAGCTAATAAAAAGTCCACTGCGGTGGCAAATCTAATGGATGACCTGTTTGATAGTCAGGGTCAGGGTATGGAGACTATCGGTGCAGAGGATATGCAGATTCCTTTCTTGCGTATTCTTCAGCCTTTGTCTCCGCAACTGTTGAAGACGGACCCTAAGTTTATTAAGGGTGCTTCGGCAGGTGATATCTTTAATACGGTGACTGGTCAGTATTGGGAGGCCGATGAGGGTCTGGTCGTACTGATGTGTGCCTATACCACTAAGTTTCTGGAGTTCCAACTCCGCGAGTCTGGTGGTGGATTCATGGGTGAGTTGAACGCCGATGATCCTGATATCCGTAAGACTGAGCGTAATGGATCTGTCGAGATGTTACCAAACGGTAACGAGCTTGTCCGGTCTGCTCAGTTCCTTGTGCTCGGTGTCGATGGTGATGGTTCGACGATCCAGATGATCTGCGATATGAAGAAGACTCAGATGAAGATAGCCAAGCAGTGGAATACTCGCCGGGCTGGTCTGAAGATTCAGCATCCGCAGAAAGGTATGTTCAACCCACCGATGTGGGCTGTGCCGTGGAGACTGACCTCTGTGCAGGAGAGCAACGACAAAGGTTCGTGGTTCAACTACGCAGTAGCGCAGGAAGAAATGGATAGCGTAGCGCCTGAAGCGATCATGGAAGCCCGTGATTTGTACAATTCTTTCAGGGCTGGTGAGATTAAAACTGGAACTGGTGAGGAGAAAAGCACACCTGACTCTGACGACGTACCGTTTTAAACCTCTTGGGGTGTCGTCTAGGTATCAACTAACGGCACCCCAAACCAACAAGGGGAATACCCATGAGCTACCTACAACGGTTCATGGCTGCGTTTGAGGGTTTTGGTGCGGCACATGGACAGACACAGATATCGAATGAACGAAGGGCTGGCAAACAAAAGGCCAAGTCTGTCATCGTTCGCAAACCACTTACGGTTGAACTTATTGCTGGTCACCTCAAAGGCGAGGGCGGTGTAGGTTCGATACCGATCAACGAGAATAACGAGTGCAAGTTCGGTGCGTTAGACATCGATCAGTATCCACTTGATCTGGCTGCGATAGATAAGAAGCTACGGAAGATGGAAGTTCCGGCTGTGGTCTGTCGATCCAAGTCCGGTGGTGCACACATATTCTTTTTCTTTAAGACCTACATAAGTGCAGGAGAGTTCCGTGACAAAGCGTCAGAGATTGCATCGTATCTTGGATACGGTGGCTGTGAGATATTTCCAAAGCAAGAACAGATTATTGTCGAGCGTGGTGATGTTGGGAACTTTATTAACCTTCCGTACTTTGATGCGAAACAGACGCTCCGCTTCGCTATTAAAGAAGACGGAGAAGCTGCAACACTAAAAGAATTCTTGCAACTCGTCGATGGGAGGACTGTGGAGCCAGAGGCTTTTGTTGGTTTGACCTTTGGTAAACGGATCGATGAGTTCAATGAGTGGGCACCCTGCCTGAACTGTATGTTTGGGCAGGGTATACCCGAAGGCACACGCAATACAGTGATGTTTGCAGCAGCCGTGGGCTGCAAGAAAGAACAGCCGGACAACTGGAAGTCGAGGCTCGAGGAAATCAACAACAAGTTTTGTACACCGCCCCTGCCAGCATCAGAGGTTGTGACGATCCAGACTCAGCATGAAAAGAAAGAGTATGGTTTTCCGTGTGATCAGGAGCCACTCAAAAGTTTTTGCAACAAGAGTCTGTGCAAGACAAAGAAGTATGGCATCGGTGGTCATGCCTCGAACGTAGATATATCAGGACTGTGCGTGGTCAAATCTGAACCGCCCGTGTGGTTCTGTGACGTGGCAGGGCAACGTGTCGAACTGACAACAGACGATCTGCAAACACCGCAACGATTCCAGAAAGCCTGCATGGAACAGATTCGTAGGATGCCGCCACTGATGAAGCTGGCAGAGTGGCAGGTCATTGTGTCGATCATGATGGAAGACATGAGTGAGATCGAGGTGCCGGAAGAACTGACATACAAAGGGCAGTTCATGGATCTGCTCGAAGCGTTTTGTGATGGTCGGGTACAGGCACAGTCAGCCGAAGAGATTAGTCTGGGCAAGCCGTTTACTGATGAAGAAGACAACATGACATACTTCAAGATCGAAGCACTGATGAAGTATCTGCGTAACAACAAGTTCGATACATACAGCCGGGGTCAGATTCAAGAGCGACTCAAAGAGATAAACTCTGGTGGTGCGGCTAATGGCAGGAAGCGATTCAGAACTACGAAAGGTGATACACATCCGCTTCGTGTATGGTGGGTGCCTGCGTTCAACAGAGAGATCCAAGTTCCAAGTATCGAGGTTCAAGATAGTGAGGTGCCGTTCTAATGGAAACCACAATCTTCGGACCCCCAGGCACGGGCAAGACAACGAGACTCATTGAGATTGTACAGCAGGAGCTAGACTCTGGCACACCGCCTGAACGTATAGCGTTCGTATCTTTTTCTCGTAAGGCTGCAGAGGAAGCTCGAGAGAGGGCGGCTGCAAAGCTGAACATGGACGTGAATCAGATGGTCTGGTTCCGCACGTTGCATAGCTTCGCGTTTCAATACATGGGCCTGACGGCAAAGCAGGTGTTGATCGGCAAGGACTTTACCAAGATCGGCAAGTTGCTGGGTCTTGAGTTTAGCTCGAACTCGTCAGTTACCATGGCCGATGGTCTGTTGTTTACCCCCGGCAAGAGCGGTGACGCATACATGTTTATTATACAGATGGCACGGGTTCGAGGAGTGAGCATCGAGCAACAGTTCAACGAAGTGGCTGATCGCAGACTGCACTACCAACAACTCAAGCTGGTAGACGAGGTGTTGGGTGACTACAAGAAAGAGACAGGCAAGATAGATTTTGTGGACATGATTGAGGACTTTATTGAGCAGGGTGACAGTCCGCTGCTCGATGTTCTGATTGTAGACGAAGCACAAGATCTGGTTCCGTTACAGTGGCGCATGGTGCACGAGGTGATGAAGCCCAACGCCAAGCGCATATACTATGCCGGGGATGATGATCAGTGCATCTATTCGTGGATGGGTGTGGATGTCAAAGACTTCCTGAACGCTTGCCCCAACAAGATCGTGCTCGATAAATCATATCGCCTGCCTGTGTCGATACATGCAGAGGCAGATCATCTGGTCAAGCGCCTACACACAAGACAGGACAAGACGTGGTCAGGGACAGAGGACCAAGGTTCGATAACATGGCACCGGGATATTATGGATGTAGATATCAGGACGGGCGAGTGGTTGATACTGGCTCGAACAAACTATATCGCAAACAGGGTGGCGAGTGATCTCAAGGATCAGGGCTATCTGTACTGGCGCGAAGGGTCGGGCTGGTCGATATCACCAAACGTGTTGAGCGGCATTGAGATGTGGCTGGATCTATGTAGGGGCAGGTTCCTGTCTGCGGCAGATGTCAAGAAGCTATCAACGCTATTGGTGGCGGATGCCACTACCAAGCGAGGCAGAAGACAACTAGGCAATCTGGATGCTGAAGAAACATATGGTTTCAGTGATGTCAAAACTCTGGGTGAGTTAACAGCAGAAATCGATACACCATGGCACGAGGTGCTGAAGGTATCGGAGAACGAGCGGATATACATTACGTCTGTTCGCCGGATGGGTGAGTCTATCCTGACAGGCAAGCCGCGAATCAGGATATCAACCATACACAAAGCCAAGGGTGGTGAAGCAGACAACGTGGCTCTGCTGCTCGACTCTTCGAGGGCTTGTGCTGAGAGTAGGGATCAGGACGCTGAGATCAGGACATTCTATGTTGGTCTGACTCGTGCTCGAAAGTCTCTGCATATTATCGAATCACAATCACACTACGGGTTTCAGCTATGAAAGACAGACAATTCTTTTTGAAGACGGCAGAAGAGCTTATCAACGGTCCAAGAGCCAAGGAGTATGGTCCAGCCAGAAAGAACCATGAGCGTATTGCACAGATATGGAGCATCATACTCGAGCAGGAGATTACACCTGAACAGGTGGTGGCTTGCATGGTGGGACTCAAATTAGCTAGATTAAGCGAGGACATAACAAAGGATGACTCATGGGTAGACATCATAGGTTATGCAGCCCTTGGAGGTGAAATCATAAACGATGGATAAGCAAATGAACCTTCTTGATATTGATGTCAAAGAAGCTGCGCTTGGTTTCGGTGATGATGAGTGGGAGCCGCCGTCATCCTTTCCTGATCTCACAGGGTATGATCGCATCGCAATCGACTTGGAAACAAGAGATCCGAACATAACAACGCTGGGACCGGGGTGGTGTAGAGATGATGGCTATGTCATAGGCTATGCTGTAGCGGCTGGTGATTTCGTTGGCTACTATCCTGTGCGTCATGAGGATGGCAACCTGCCAGAGAAGCTGGTGGTCAACTGGCTGAAGAAACAACTAGCCACACCCAAGATCGAGAAGGTCATGCACAATGCCATGTATGATCTGGGCTGGCTGCGCTGGGCAGGGATCGAGGTTCAAGGACCGATAATCGATACCATGATAGCCGCGCCACTGTTGAACGAGAATCGTAGATTCTACAATCTCAACTCGCTGACAGGCGAATACCTTGGCGAGTACAAGAATGAGAAGATGCTACGGGCTGCGGCGGCGATGTATCATGTGGATCCGAAGAGTGACATGTGGCGACTGCCCTCGAAGTTTGTGGGCAGCTACGCCGAACAGGACGCTGCTGTGACTCTACGCCTGTGGGATAGGCTGCGTGTGGACATCAAGCAGGACGAGGTCACAAGCATATTTGAATTGGAATCCAGTCTGTTACCTGTGCTTCTTGAGATGAAAACTAAAGGTGTGCGTGTTGATATCGACGGGGCAGAGAAGATACAGAAGGATTTACAGATACGAGAAAAGAAACTGTTAGAAGAAATACGGGCCGATACCGGGGTGACGGTTGAGCCGTGGGCGGCTGCATCTGTGGCAAAGGCGTTCGATGCCCTTGGTCTTAAATACCATAGGACAGAAGGCACGGATGCTCCCTCCTTTACAAAGCAGTTTCTTAGCAATCACTCGCATCCTATCGCAAAGAAGATTGTGAAGTTGCGTGAATTTAACAAGGCCAACACGACCTTTGTTGAGACAATACTTGAACATTCGTGTAACGGTCGTATCCATTGTGATTTCAATCCGCTTCGCTCTGATGAAGGTGGCACGGTGACGGGCAGATTCTCATCGAGTCACCCGAATCTACAGCAGATCCCGGCCAGAGATCCAGAGATAAAGTCCATGATCCGTGGCTTGTTCCTGCCTGAAGAAGGCACACAGTGGGGTAGCTTCGACTATGCATCACAAGAGCCACGGTGGCTGGCACATTACTGTGCTCAACTGACGGGCGTACACAGACACCCTCAGATAGACAGTGTAATTGATATGTATCATGAGGGCAACGCGGACTTCCATCAGATGGTTGCGGATCTGGCAGACATCACTCGCAAGGAAGCTAAGACTGTGAATCTGGGGATCATGTATGGCATGGGGCGTAAGAAGCTGGCTGGTGTGATGGACATCGATGAGATCGAGGCCAAGGCTTTGCTCGAGAAGTACCATGAGAGGGTGCCATTTGTGAAAGGTATTGCTGATCTGGCAGCAGATACAGCATCGAAGAATGGTTCGATACGCACATGGCTGGGGCGTAAGTGTAGGTTTGACATGTGGGAGCCACGGTCATTCGGATTCAACAAGGCCATGAAGCTCGAGGAGGCGATCAAAGAGTATGGCGGCAAGGGTATGATACGTCGTGCCTTTACATACAAGGCGCTGAACAAACTGATCCAAGGTTCGAGTGCCGACCAGACAAAGAAAGCGATGGTAGATTGTCATGCGGAGGGGCTGACACCTATGCTTACAGTGCATGACGAATTGTGTTTCAGTGTTGAGAGTCAAGAACAATCGGACAAGATTGTTGAAATCATGTCAACTTGTGTGCCAGATTTAAAGGTGCCCTTCGAGGTTGATGCAGAATTGGGCAAAAACTGGGGAGAAGTAGGATGAGTTCAGGCTTAGTGCTAGCCGTAGGGTTTGAAGAAGCTGTGATTGGCATATCAGAAAGATGTGGTGATCCAAGCCTTGTTGCATACGATGCTGATAAGTGCATACAAATTCTTATTGATCAGGGTATGACAGATGAGGAGGCTGTTGAATACTTTGGTTACAACGTGGTGGGTTCCTATGTAGGAGAAAGGACACCCATATTTATATGGAATAAAACTATTGAGGAGATAGACGATGAATCTATGGGATAAGTTTGTAAACTTGTTCTTTCCGTGTCTTACTAAAAAACCGGAGAGAGCTAGATATATGGACGGACGTTTGAAGGCGGACGATAAGAAGACTCCGACTATCAACGAAGCTTGGAAGGGCGGCAAAGCACCTGCCAAGAAACGTGGTCGTCCACCGAAGGCCAAGAAACGCGGTAGGCCACCGAAGAAAAAATGAACGACTTCTCTGAAGCAAAGATTTCGGTAAGTCAGGCGGTCCAGGCTGTGACTCAGTTGTTCTTGAAGCACGAGTCCGGCCTGATCGATGAGGCAATCAGCAAACTTCATGAGGTTGAGAGCCTGATTCAGAAGGCTGAGTCCGAAAAAGATCGATTCTCAGCGACCTGAAGGTATAACGGTACGTCCGTTGTTCACGAGGTCCACGAGAATCGATGTTTTTATTTAGTGTTTTCAGTCACTTGCAAGTTCGCGCATTCTATCGACTAAACGCCTTGCACGGTTAGGAACCTGGGTGTACCACCTCGAGTCCACCATTTCGTCGGCTGCGGCGTTCCAATCACGGGCATCGACTCCGGCTTTCATGCCTTTGAACTTGCTGAGTCTGGGTCTGCCCATGTTAAACATCATGTTTGCAATGATGTGCTGACACTCTTCGGGCAGGTCATCGAAGTCAGGGTACAATACTTTGCACTCATCGATGGTCACTGCCATGTCCAAAGTGAATAGTTGTTTGACTCGTTCCTGTTCGACGACTGTGCCTACAGGTTTGCCGTACTCCTCATCTGATTCAGTAATTAAATGACCGATTCCTGTCGTTGGCAGACCAAGGTGGTCGAGATAAATCTCGTACTTACATCCTTCATCTTCCGCGATCTCTTCGCGTAATTTGTCTTTGTTCATTATACATTTCCTGTTGCTTGTAAGTTTTTGTCAGCAGCGAACGGGTTACCTCCTCCGGCAAGCTGTAGTTTAAGCTGTGGGTTACTAGCGGCAGAAAGGGTGCGGGAGCCGCCAAGGGG